TTGCCAAACTACGCCATCAGTAATAAGTGCTGAGCGGTCATATGCAAGGAAGGTTGAGAAATCCCTTTGCCGCTCATCGTCAGAAAGCCCGTAGTGCGGGAAGCCCCGCCCACGAAGCTTGGAAATAAGTAGCGCAACATCATCAGGGTTAGGCGCAACCGTTGGCTTCACCTTTGCGGGTGCTGCCATTTATTTCCCCTCCTTTTTTCTATCCTGCTTTGCCCAGCCTGTGCCTTTGTATTGCACTGCTGGTGCATTGATTACGCGGGGCATAAAGCACCCGCACCTTTCACAGCGCGGAGTAAGTGGCGCATCAATCGTTTGCAGGCGCTCATCAAGCGCTTTGCATACGGGGCACTGATACACATAGAGCGGCACTAACTCAACCACGCATAGATAAACACCCAGCCAGCAAGCGCAAAGAGTAGCTGCGCCACAAAGCGCAACCTGTCTGCACGCTGCTCGCCGCGCACTAGGCGCGGCACACTGAGCGGGCGCATATCAGTGAGCACCACCGGCTCGTTAGCCCTGTTCAGTTTCACTGCATCCCTCCCGCTGCTAGTAGCAGCACCATTGCAAACATAAACAGCGCCACACTCAGCGCCTCAGCAATGAAGGTACGCATCAGCCAACCACCTTAATCTCAGGTGTCATATATAGCTGCACATCGCGCGCCCAAATTGGGTGGTGGTAACCATCCTGAATTGCAATGTGCGCGCCGGTTTGCATATCGCGCACCACCTCAACCAATGCGCCCTTTGGGATGTAAACGCCAACCTTATTGCGCACCGGCTTAAGTGTTGTAAACCGTCCAAGCTTTTTCATTTTCACTCCTCTATCAGGCCCACCGTTTGGTGGATTCACTCCCTGACTCCCCTAAGGTATACCCCCCTGCAACGCTTGTCAAGCGTTTGCAACGGCTGTTGCGTGGCTATTTTTTATGCAGGCTGAATAGTAACAATCGGAGGGTAGCCCCCGCCCGTGAGGAGGGTACGGGCGGGGGTCAAGCAGCCTCTCAGGGCTGCTTAGTCAATATCCTCTGAGCCTGCCAGCTCAACAGCCAGCGCAATGCAATCGCGGCAGTAGCCCTCGCCCTCAACCACCCCGTACCCAGCGCCTAGCGCAACGATACGCTCATTGGCTTTCCATACCCGCTGGGTCAATCCACACACCTCACAGCGCCCCCAGGGCGGTGGTGTTTTTTGTGGTGCCAGTGGCATTGCCGGTTAGCGCTTCAGGCGCTCTTGGTATACGGCAGCCTCAATGGCCGCCCCAATGGCTTCATCGTCCAGCTTGTAGCCACGCTTTAGGCACTCAGACTTCACCAGCGCAAGGGCGGCTGCCTTTTTGGCTTCGCCTTCCTCTGTGCCAAGTGTCTGCTCAATGGAGCGCACCGCCGTGCGGGCAATCGCCTCAACCATTCCAAACTGCTCAGCACTCATACGCGCCTGCAAAAAGTCAATCACCTGCTTGCCCAGATAGCCAAGCGCACCAATTGCTACAGGCACCAAGCCCACAATCAGCGCATTCAATAGGTCCCCTCTTGCTAATCAACACCATTGCGGGCGGTGTTGGAAACCCAGCATTGCCCTTGCTATCGCGCAGCACCTTCACCTCATCAGGTGTAGCCCAGCGCCCCGCAACGCCCTCTTTCATTGTAGGGCACGCATACTCCCAAGTTGAGTTGCTATATGCCAGCACCACCCAGTGCCCGTAGGTTGCCAGCGGCTGCTTGCGCCAGTAATCGCGCTGCCACTTTGAGCGTAGGCGGTCTGGCACTACCTTTTGGCTGGCTTGGATATTCAGGATGAGGATGCTGCCAGCCTTTACCTGATTGCTCGCCTCGCTCCAGTCATAAACAATGCGTGCCTTCAGCCCCAGAATCTTTGCGGCATCGCGCACCTGCTTTGCGCTGGTGCCCTCTGCGCCGGTAGGCGTATCTACACGCCCAGCCTGCGCGCACGCCTTGTGCGCTGCCTTGGTGTTTGTATCAATGCCAAGGGCGGTAGCTGCGGTTGCAAGGCTTGCAGGGCCGCAATCATCCATAGCCTTTACGCCAAAACGCTCTGCCAAGCCAAGCTGAGAGCATACCTTTAGAATCATTTGCCCTGCCCCTGCATCCAAGTAAGCAAGCCGCCTAAGCCGGTCATCCCCAATAGGAAAATAATGCCCTTAGCGAGCTTCAAAGCGCCCCTGCTTTCTGCAAGGTCTACCTTGATTTCGGTAAGGTCACGCTCAATGCGGTCAAGCCGCTTCAGAATCTCGTGGCTTTGGCTTGCGGTCATTTCTCTAACTCCCTCAGTCTGCTTTCAAGGTCATTCACGCGGTGCCAGAGCGCCGCAATCAGTGCTACAGGGTCAAGCGTTTCTGGCTTGCCGTCAGCATCATAACCTACCGCGTGGGTCAAGCCAGCCTCGTGAATCTCCTCTGCAATGAATCCCAAGCGCGTTGCGCCAGCCTCATCCTCAATGGTGGATTCATAGTGGCGCGGCTGGACTTTGCGCGCAGCCTCTAGCACCACCTCATCCGCATCAACAATGTTTGTCTTGTAGCGCGCTGAGGATGTGTTGCGTTGGATGCGGTACCTCGTGCCGCTTTGTAGGACAAACTGACAAGCGTTTGCGCTGCTCGTGGTGGTAGGTGGCGCGGTCACAAAGATGTTTGCGCCCAATACTTCAAGGTTCAAGCCGACAAATAATGAATCGTCCGTTTCTAATCTGTTCGCAGCGCCTCGGTACAAGTTCGTATCGCGTGTGCTACCTGCTCCCCACTCAATCACTCCAGCGCAGTCAACCGCAAACCGTGGGGTTCCTTCTCCAGTTACTCGTGCCGTGAGTGCGAGGCTCCCAGATGAGGCTTGAATGGTGCGGAACACACCTCCAGCCTGAATCAAAGTTACGGAGGCGATTGACCCACCGGCGTCAATGTTTCCTGTGACCTCCAGGCCGCCTGTGATGTCTGTATCGCCTTCAATGTCAGTTACCGCGTTTAGTTTGATGGTGCCTGTTCCTCCAAATGCAGGAGTGATTCTGAGTTCGCCTGACTCCTGCACGATACGAGCGCCCTCTTTGGTTGATGGAGAAGTTCGCTCTGCAATGTATAGGTCTGCCTGTCCTGAGATAAGGCGAAGTTCGCAGACAAACACGTCGCTTTGAGCCGCAACGGTGCCTGTGGTTGAGCAGGTGACGGTGACCTTGATAAACGCCGCGTCAGATGGTGCGTTGAATCTAAGTTGATTCGCCGTGAAGCGAATCGTGCTCGCTCCTCCAATGGTGGTGAAGGTCTCAAAGGTGCTGTCGCCTGTGCCTGTGGCTGTGGTCTGGTCAAGTTCGTAATACTGATAGGCGATTGTCACACGAGCGTTTGCCGTTGCCGTTGCGTTGATACAGAACACCTCTGGCACGAATAGGAAGGCGCGGTTGCGCGTTGAAGGAACCGGCACGAAGCGACTGATAGCAACGCTGTTGCCAGTGAGCGTGCCTGCTGCAACCCTGAAGCGCAGCGTGGTCTGCGAGCCTGCTGAAGTATCTTCCACCACTGCGGCAGTGACACCCGCGCCCACAGTGGTTGTCGTGAAGTATGGCAGCGGGTTATCTTCGCTCAGGTCTGCATCAGTGTCATCAGGTGGAATGGCAAAGTCTCCGTTGGCAATGCCAGCCTGAATCTCTCGCAGCGCGGCTGACCCAAAGAGCAGGGAGGTCTCACCATCGCTGCTCGTGCTAAGGAGTGCTGCACCCTGCTCGCTGTTTACGCCGCCCTCGTAGCCTCCAAGCGCCGTTAGGTCTGTGCCGTATCGCTCTGCCATTATCTACCTCCAAACTTTGCAAGCAGCGCAGCAACCGCGCTGCGCTTTGTGTATTCTGCTTCAACACCTACGCGCAGCTGATAAGAGCCGCCAGATTCAAAAGAGTAGGTGACGCTTGCAATGCGCAGAATTTCATTAAGGTCAAGCTCTAAAGCGGTCACCTTCACAAATTGGCCTGGCAGCCAAGCAGACACCAGAGAGCCTGCTGATGAGTAGCCCTGCACCAGCCCATATTGCCAATTTGGGTTTGCTGTCTGTGCAAGGTTAGCACCAGAAATATTAAAGGAAACGGTGCGCACCGGCTTTGAGCGCACCTGCATTGTGCCTCGCGTGAGGCGCTGCACCTTATTGGAGCGAGCGCTCAGCCCAAAGCCGCCCACCTTTGGCGCGCTAAACACCTCTTGCGGGAGCGGGCCAGTGCGCGCAGTAAGCCCAGAGCCGATAAATGGCGTGCCGCCGTTATAGGTGCGAAAGTATGGCTGATTGGTAATAGGTCTTGCATTGCCATCGCGGTCAGCTCGTGAGTCTGCTGCCTGCACAAAAATACCCTTCACAATGGCATCGTGGTCTAGGGTCACGGAAAGATTGTGCGCGAGCAGGCGCGTGGCAGTACCAGCGCTTCCAGTGCGCGCAGCCGTAGGGTCAGTGACGATTTCGGCTGGCGCAGTAGCCGTGCCTGGCACAGTAATGGGGCCATAGTTTAGGCGCGCAGCTCCATCAACATAGAAATTGTATGGGGTGCCAGTTATCCCACTTGCTTCCTCTGAAATCTGGCTAATTGCGCTGGTTAGAGTAGTTGGCTTGAAATCCAGCGTGCCAAGCGTTACGGCTGTTCCAGAATAGACGGCACGAGTGCTGCCAGTGATAACGCTGGTGTCTAGAATCTGCCGCGTGGTTGCATCGTTTACCTGGTTGTGGATTCTGGCGAGCAGAGCATTAATGTGGTCACGGTCAGTAAGGCTATTGCCACTCTGCTTAAATGAACCCACTGTTTGGTAAATGTCTGTGCCGGTGTATGACTTTCTGACCAATGTTTTTGCAAGCCAGCCGTCAGCGTCGGCAACGCTAACCCTTGCCCTCGTGCCAAACCCGCTGCCCAACATCTCTGCATCAATGCCGGTGATATACCCAAGAAAAAGTGCCGTACCTGAGGAATAGCGTGTGTCTAGAAATTGAACACGCGCATTATCGGGAATGTTGCCAGACTTCCACCAAGGGCCAGCAATGGGGGTTTCAGTTTGCAAAACATCAAATGACATTCTGCCGCCACCATCAGCGCTAACAGTTGCGCTTAGGCTGCCAAGCTCAATGTATGGGGTGGTGCCAGCGGTTGAGGCTGGCAGCGTCAGCAGGTTTGCGGTGCCGCCGCCCACACCAGCAATTGTTACTGAATACGGGTTTGACATTATGGATAGGTGCGACGCGGGTTAGGGTCAAGCAATCCAAGATAGGATGCGGCTGCCTGCCCAACCACCTTTTTA